ATGATCGACTACTTCTGGCTTGCCATTGTCATGCTCGGACCGGTTCTACTCGGCGGCGCAATCTTCTACTCCATCATGCGTCAGCGTCGGCTGAGCAGCCGCGAGCGCCACAATAGCGATGCTGCAACCCACGAACTTTATCAGAAAGACGAAAACGCCGACACCCGACCATTCGGCGGGCGCCAGTGAGCGATCCGGATTGTCCTGTTAAAGGAAACTGCCGTTTGTCGGGTCGTAGCGTTTTCCGTTGGCAATCTTGGCGAGTTCGACAAGCTCGTCTTCATCGCGGATGCCGCTGTTCACGAGGTAGCTGACCAGCCGTGCGGTGTTTTCTGTGACATGTGCGTCAGCCTGGGTCCGGCCGTAAAGACGCTTTACGGCGCGTTCGACAATGGCATGTTCGTCATGGTTCTTGCCGGGGGGCTTCGATGCCATAGCATTCCCTCCGTTCGAGGCCGACGATAAAAGAGTAAGCACCCGTCGGCGTGGCATGGAACCATCATGCCGCATAACGGCTCCAATGCAACCCTAGATTCGCAAGGGCGATATCTGACCGGCAGAAAATGGTGATCCCGACGCGATTCGAACGCGTGACCCTCAGATTAGGAATGTGTGTCTAGTCATTGGGATTATTATCTCGACGTTCCCACAATGCGTTCCCCGGCTGCTTTCGGCCGGGGAACGTTAATCGATGGATCGAGACACCAGCGCGACACAGGCAACAGCCGCCGAAACGTAAGCCGTTGAGGCATGGTTATTGCGAAAACGAACCTTCACTGTGTCGCTCGCCGAGACCCAACATGCTAGGATCGCGATGTTCGCCGGCGGCTCCATGTTGAAAGAAACATGGTCGCCGACAACCGCTCCGTTGACGGTCAGCGTCCCGTCGGCTTCCACTCCCGCGGCCATGCTAGGAACAGTGATATTGCCGGCGAACCTGTGGTGGTGCGTGATCCTCGAACCAGCGGGGCGCACCTTGGAGAAGGGGACCTTCTTGTCCGGATCCGAGGGCGCACTGGCATCCCGCACATAGAACAGGTCGCCATCGGCGATCTCGTCGATCTCGTTTTTCTCGGTCAGCTTGGACATCGGTCCCTCAGGTGTTTGCGGCCCAAACGAGCCAGGCAACTACGATCAGAAGCGCAACAGCTGCGACACGCCCCTGAGGCTTTGCTGCCTGTGCTACGTGCCGCGCCTTGAGCTTAGACATTGTGACCACCCTTCAGTTCGGCGCGCCGCAAACGGAACGCCTTGAGGATGATCTCGACGATGATCACCCCACCAATACCAAGGATGAAACCGCCAACGCCGGCTGATTGTTCAACCGGAACATCGATTTGGCCGAGCACCCAGCGAAAAATGGGCAGCCCGATCGGGGCAAGGAAATAGGCGGTCAGGGCGCCGACGACGAGGCGGCGGAGGCCTGACCAGAAGCCGGTCCACTCCATTGCGACCGAGACCGCGGAGCCGGCAATCCCTGCCAATGCGATCTCGCCCTTGCCGCTCCAGAACCATTCGAAAAAAGACATCCCGCCTCGCTATTTCTTGACAGTCCGGAGCAGCGTATTGCCGCCCATGTAGAGGCCGGTGTAGATGGTGAAAACGCCCAGGAAGGTTGGCCAGTCAATGCCCGCCTCGATCTGCAGCCCCGGCATGAAGGCCCACAGGATCGCATTGACGACCGGGCGCCCCATCGCAAACCAGCTTAGCAGCAGCAGCAGCAGCCACATCCCGGCCGGGCGCCACATCCAGCCGAACGCGCTTTCCTTCTGCATCTCCGCCAGCATCAGCTTGTTCGCCTCGCGCTGCGACTCCAGAAGCGCGTCGATGAGCTGAGGGCTTTCGGCCTCGACCGACTTTACCGCGTCTTCGAGTTCGTGCTCGGGTAGGTCCGGGAGTTTCTCGACTGGGACACCAGCGCGTTCTGCGATGGCGTCAATTACCGCGCCACCCACCTGGCTTGCGGTGCCGCCGAGGTGTTGCTCGAGCAGGCTCTTGACGATCGGGGCGCCGACCTTTGCCGCGACGCCGACGAGAACTGAAGCGATCACGGTCATGCCAGCACCTGTGCGTATGCTTCTTCGCGAGCCTTGGCCTGCTTCTTCTTCGCGAGCGCTACGACAGCGACGACGAGCAAAACGACACAGAACGCGCCTAGCAGCCACATCGTCGAGCCGTCGAGTGTGGATGCGTCGACGGTCGCCGGAGCGCCCCCAGAGGCAGCAGCGCCGGTGCCAGTGGCTTTCGCGACCTTGTCGCTGGTAGCGGCCGATTTTTTCGCCTCGACCTTGTTGTCTTCGATGATGGTCTTCACTGCAGCGGTGGATGCGCCCATGGCCGCGACAGCCATGACCACGCCGCGAGCCTCGATATCGGCCACGCGACGCCCCCAGCCTTTGCCGAAGGTTTTCCAGATCTTGAGCGACTGCATGAAGGAGAGGCGAGCGCGGCAGATGCGCTTCACCGTGACGCTGTGGTCGTTCGATCCGGCCGCCGCCTTCAGCCACTTCAGGCCGCGTGAGACCCCGGAGTTGACGGCCGCATCGTAGACGGCCAGATCCACGCCTGGGAACAGGTTCAGCTTCTCAGCAGTCGGGCGCCAGTACTGCTCACGGTAGATCAGCTTGGCTTCTGAGAGGCTGATGTTGCGGACGGGCTTTACACTGAGGCCTCGGCCTTTCAACCAGGCGTGATAGACGGCCTCCGTGATGCCGTACATGGTCTTGCCGCCAGGGTCGGCCTTGTGGTCACTCCAGCCGCCTTCCCATTTGGCGGTGATCTCATGGCAAATGGGGAAACGGTCTGACATCGCGAGCCTCTTTGGTTGAGGCGATCATCGGTGTCCGAGCGTCCCGGCGCAAAGCACAGAGATCAGAGCTTAGACGCTGCTATCCAGAACTGCTTTGCCTGCGCTTCATCCCAGCCGAAAAGCTGCTGGATTGTAAGAGATAGGCTGTTCAGCGGCTCGAAGCGGGTGGCCCCAGTCACCTTCATCTTCGCATCGAAGCGCATGTCTGACGGAAGCTGCTGAATTAGCGAAAGCATGGCTGATGGAATCGTCCCCGGCCCCACGGCTAGCAAAGCCTCTTCTTCTGTGATGATCCCATCCACCGCCAATTGCTGAAAAAACTGTCGGTCACTAACTTCAAAAGGCAGCGCCTCTTCAACAGAGTGGGGCTCTGGCGGGAGCCAGGTATTATCCGGGCCCGCGATGAACCCGGCGAAAACGTCTTCAGGTACGGGAACCCATGGCGATGCTACGTCCCCCCAATGCCATCCCACCTCCACAATCTGGCCATCCATCTCCTCGAACTCGCTGACTTTTTCTCGATCCGGATCGAACGAAATCACGTCGACAACACCGTTCTTAACGATCGCGTACTTGGTCATGTGACAATCCCCTGTAAAGTGACTTCTGCATATACCTCGGGACCGGCGGTAAGAGCCGGGCCAAGCCCGCCGGCTGAGGACGTCGTGCAGAAGTATTGAAGCTGATAGGTTCCAGCAGGGAGGAAGGCCTCAACGACAGGCGTCGCACCAGAGCCAGAGGACACGCTGGTAGCCTGCTGCGGCGCGCGGGCCACCTCAACAGCTCCGATCGTGTCGTAGATCCGCAGCCCAACATTGCCGGCCTGGTAAAATGAAGCCGACGCCCTCACCACGCACGGCACCGTGGTTGTGAAGCTATTTCCTGAAAGAGAGACGATCCCATCAGGGTCACGGAGTTCCGTGTTCAGAGTGTGCACCTGCCAGCTTCCTGTCGTGGGGGTACCCCCACTTGTGCCCGCAGATTTTTGATCTTGCAAAATCGCCAGGAGGGGGAGCCTGCTGAGGTCGACATTCCTATCAGCCATCCGGAGTATGCGAGCCTGACCGGTGCTGATGCCGGTCAGATCAAACCCGAGACCCTTGGTGTTGTCCGTCGCGTCCCAAATCCGGAAGCTTGAGAGGAAGTACCCGTTCGCAATCTTGCGCGCGGTTTTGAAGATCCCGGCTACAAGCTCGGAAATCACAATGCCAACGAGCGAAGCCGCTGAGACGTCATAGACGCCGAGCTTGTCGTTGTCGGCCAGGTTGGCACCGGTAAGGGCTGCGGCGTTGTTGATGGCGTTTCCGGTCACGTCGCCGTTGCTCAGGAACGTGCGGAAGCTTGTCCCGTCACCTTTGATGACCACAGACGCGCCTGTCGGTATAACAACAGCAGCGTTGGCGCCGTCGATCAGTTCCGTGCCGTTCGGAACGACGGTCATCGCGCCGGCCCCTATGTTCTTGAACATAGCGACGAACTTACTGGACAAACTAGCCGCTGGATCCAGGTTGAACGCGATCGCAGTTGCTCGATTGCCAACGATGGCTTTACCCATGTCGGCCACAGTAACAGCGTTACTCGCTGCCGTTTCCACACGCTGAGTGTCACCAAGAGAACCGTCGTTGCGCTCGTCATATCGGGCCATGGCGATGCCGCCGACTGTCACGCCATCTCCACCGTGCCATCGCTTTGCGGTCTCGTTCCAGACCAGCACACCGACAGCATAGGTTTTGGCTGCGACCTCTGCGGCAGTGCCTTTTAGCTGTTGAATGATGGAAGCCATGGCATGCCCTCAGATATCGGAAACGCGACCTAGGTCGCTGGGGAAAAGTTCGAGGCTGTCAGTGACGCGCCCAAGGTCGTAGAATGTGCCGGGTTGGAAGCCGACATAGGCTGCTTGTGCCGCGTTCACGAGGTTCTGCGCTTGCCCCTGCGAGGAGGCGGCCGCAACTGCCGAGTTTGCTGCAGCTACTGAGAATCCTTGTGCGTCGCTCTTGTGCTGGAGGGCCTGCTGTTCAGAGAGCGCAGCTGCCGCTGCAGCGTTTTGCGCGTCCGAGACTGCCTCGGTGACACCCTCGTAGGACGGGCCGCCTTCTACGCGTCCGCCGGCGCCCATGACGAGAAGCTTGCCTTCGTCGATACCAGCCTCGATTGCGTACCCCGCCGATCCGACGGGCACCAACACCGCTCGATCAAGATCTCGCTGGCGTTCCTGAGCTTGCGCGGTGAGGATGTCCGCCACTAGGTTCTGCTGCCACGTCGGAATGGGAGCGCCGTTGGTGAACCGGGAGACGCGACGCGGCGACCGGGCTCCAACGACCAGAACTTCACCGATGATGCCGGGGGAAAAGATCGCCTTGGCGTCGGTTGCGATTCCTTCGACATATGTCGCTGAAACAGTGAAATCGGTCCGCTTAACGCCGTCGTGGATGACGATCAAATCCGCATTATCGAAGACGGCGAAGTCGGCCGCGAACTCGGTGGTCGCGACCAAAGGGCTATAGGCGGTGATGCGATCGTCGACGGTGGTCGTGCTCATGAGGCGAGGATGCCGGTCGGCGGCATCGCCCGCAAAGCACAGGACTATTGCCCGACAGCGTTCCCGAAGTCAGGCGCACGTGTCGGCAGGCTTTCGCCCGGACCCCACCAGAAGGACTGACCGAACTCCTTCTTCATCCGCCGCTCGTACCGCGCGAACGACTGCCGATAGTCCGGATCGATCATTGCCTGGATGTTGTCAAAGATGATGCGGTCGGTCGCCATCTTCGTGTACCAGAGCGATGAGCCAGGCGTCCAAGCCTTGAGGTGATCGGCGAGCATTTTGCCCTTCACCTCTTTGTTGCCCGCGATGGCCTGCATGAGATCGCCACCCGCCGCGATGACCGCGCCAGGAGCCGGACCGGTGACGAACTGAGTGATGCCTTCCTTGCCACGTGTCGTCGACGAATAGACGAAGTCACCGAGCATGCCACCGCCACCGCCGCGGATGAATGCCTGCAGCCAGAACTCGCCTTCGCCCATGTCTTGCGGGTCTCGGCCCGCGATAAGGCTCTGCATCTGCGACATGGCAGCGCCGGCGAAGGTCATCGTCAGGACGAGCTGTGTCGTGCGGTAGGCGCGGTTCGACATGTTTCCTTGCGTCATGGACCGCATCAGGTGGGTCATCATGTACGTCATGGGGAAGCTCTTGAACTGGGTCATCGAGCGGATTGCCTCGCCGACGATAGTCCCTCGCTGCTGCCCTGCGGCCATCGCCCCACGTATGCGCGAATCCGGCTCGACCACGGCGAAGTGGCGTTCGTCGATGACTGCCGACATCAGCCGATCGGCGAGCCGCTGGTCCTCGACGGCGTTCACATCGAAGAACTTCGCGCCCTCCGCCTCCAGCTGGGGCGAGGCGCGCAGCTTGTCCCAGTCCTGGGGCGTGAAGCCATAGCGGGTAAGAAAGCCGCGAAAGACAGGATCAACCTTGTCGAAGGTATTATCGGCCTGCCGCGCGATGAGCCCCATGAACTCCATGGAGAAGGCTCGCTTGAGGCCCTCGGTCCACACGTTGATGCCGGTCACCCTCATCAGACCGTCAGCCACGCGGCCAGTGATGCCTTGCCCGATCACCTCATCGTCGAAGCGCTTGGTGCCGATCGCGGTATCAAGGACGGTTGCCGCCGTCAGATTGAGCTGCCGAGCGATCTGCTCAGCCCCTTCGCGGTCGACAGTGAGATCCTTGACCAGGCGCGCCAGAACGGCAGATGCCGGAATACCGTTGTAGTTCGAGGCGAGCACGGAAGTCATGCTGTCGCCGGGAAGGGCCGCGATAGTGGCCGAACCCAGCCGGGCAGCCGTCTGGATGTTGCGCATGCCGCCGCCGATCGCTGCAATAAGCTCGCTCTGGGCCACGCCGAGGTTGCCGACCAGGCTGTCATAGGTGCGCTTCACCGCCGCCGGGCTGTTCATGGTGATCGATCGCTGGAGCTTCGCAAGCGCGCCGGAAGCTCGAACTGTGTCATCGGCGACCGCATCGGCCAGCAGCGTGTCGAAGTTCTGCTGGTAGCGCGGCCCGAGGACCTCGACGAATGCAATCTCCTTCGCCATCCCCTGCACATGGCCCATCATGGTATTGAACAGGCCACCGTCGCCGACGCCGTATTTCTTCATCAGCCGCTTGTAGGTTTCTGGGCTGTCGAAGCGGAAGACGCGGAGCTGGTTCGAGAAGCCGCCGGCACCAGAGCCTTGAGCGCGGCCGAGGGTGATCTCCTTGTAAGCGTTCTGGATGATGCCCGGTATCGCAGCGCGGGGTGCCTCGCCCCAGCCTTCGGCATCCATCACACGCATGTTGCCGGCATTGATCTCCGCCATCAGATCGTCGAGGAATTCCCGCTCAGAGAATTTCCGGAGCCGGTTCGTGTCCCACATCTGGGGAAGCCGCCAGTCTTCGAGGACAGCCAGCGGTTTCCCACCCTGTTTTACCCGATCAACAGCGTACTTCGTGGCATCGGCGAAACCCTTTGCCGCCGCCTTTGCCGCCGTGTCGCCGGTGTCCACCCCGAAGAGCTCGTCGACGACATTCCAGATGGACTCCGTGTCCTGGCTGAGTCCGGCCAGCTTGGACTGGTAGGGCGCCATTGCGCCGTCGATAAACTTGAGAAGCTTTTTCGCCACGCCCTCCGAATGGCTTTCGATGTTCAATGCATCGCCCATCTGGGCTCCGGCTTCCCAGTTGTCACGAACGAGGACGGACATGAGGCCTGCAGACTTGCCTTTCGGATGGCGCGCGATCCGGTCAGCTATCTCCGCCTTCCGGATCGCCTGTTTCGCCGCCATGAGCTTCCGCTCTTTCGCGGATTCAGCCATGGCGCGGGCTGCTTCCAGCGCGCTCGCGGCCTCGGCAGATGCCGGTCCCATCGTGGGGTAGAGTCGACCCTGAATGCCTTCGTGCAGGGCGAGCGCATCATCGGCCTGCTTCTGCGTGATCCGCTTGGCAGCCACCAGTTTCGTTAGGCAGTTTGCGATCGACATCCTTCATCCTTTCCGGCCGGTGCTCGCCACAGAACCACTTCCCGCCGATGTAGCCAAAGCACCCCCAGCGAGTGCATCCCGGATGCTGGCAGTAGTGGTCACGGGGATCACTGCGCATTCAGTTCACGTCCGAGGGCACAGGCCTCGATCTCCCCGGCGGCGGCAATCTCTTCGTCCGCCTCGTCGAGGATGTCATCGAGCGATCGAGCACCCTGGCCGTCGCCGAGATCTACCATGATTCCGGGGCGCTCGGCGCGCAGGCGCTGAGCATCCATGATGGCCACCTCCTGCACATCAGGTGCAGCAGCAAGCTCCTCCACGCGCTCAGGCGTGAGGCGCTCCTCGGCCATGCGATAGAGGTCATTGCGGCCGACGCGCTCCAGGCTGCTCTTGAGGATGTCCGGCGCTTGCAGTGCCTCGCCGAACAGACGCGGACCCGCATCGTTCTTCATAGCCTCGCGTGCGTAGTCGTCGAGGAAGGCCGCCAGCTTGGCGCGGCTGATCGGCCGCTTGAGCTCAGCATCGGAGAACATCGCGCGGGCAACTATCTTCGACAGCTCGTCTGGACCGCCAAATATCTCCGCCTGGTTGACGAGATCCTTGACGGCCTTGCCCTCGTCGCGCGCCTTCATCACGAGGCGGACCGCGTTCAGCAGATCGCCGGTGATGTCCATCCCGGCCGGGATCTCGCCACGCGCCACGGCGTCGCGCATGCGAGCCCACGGAGCGGAAGAGTCCGACAAAGCGCCGGCGATCGAGCGGATGTTATTGTCGGTGTCTTCGAGCGCACGACCCAGCAGCACCGGCTCCCCGTAGGCACGGCCCATGAGCGCAGCCGTCATGCGCCGCTGTCCCTCTTGCGAAAGAAAGCCGTCCTTGTCGACGAGGTTGCCCTGCTCGGCGCGAGGAAGCTTACTCATGAAGCCGCGGGCAAATGCCTGATTGTCAGCAGAGGTGATGTCGGATCCGGAGAGCCGCTCAAGAAGGTCACCGTCGAGCAGTCTAGCGTCAGCCATGGCCTGCTCAGCTGCACCCATGCGCAGCGTCATCGAACGGTTTGCAGCTGTGACGAAGGCGACGCGGTCTTCAAGATCTGTGATGCGGCGCGCGACCAGCACAGGATTGCGTAAGCCGTCGACGTCGAAGTTCTGCGAGCGCAGATAGTTGCGGTAATTGTCGGCGGCGACCCCACCTTCCTGCAGCGCGCGGCGCAGCGCCAGGACACGGCCGTTGCCCGATTCGACGAGGCCATCGGGCCCAACGATCGGCGCACCTGTGGAAGCATCCGGAGAAAAGCCTAGGCGCTCTGGCTGAAGGTTTCCGGCGATGCCTGCAATTTGCTCCTGCGAGATGGCGCGAGACCGATCGCGCGGCTGCAGCTCCTGAGGAAAGGCAGGGTTCGTCTGCATGTTATCGAGCTGGGACGTGATGAGGTCATCGGCCTCTACTACCTCGTAGCGCACACCGACGCTGCGACCATCCGCATCGTAGACGCGACCAGGGCGCACGCCCGCTTCGAGGAAGGTTTCGGATGGCAGTTCCACAGGACGGCCGCGCGCCAGATCGTCGAGCGACTTTACCAGTGCCGCCTGGTGCGCCGTCTCACCTCGCATTGAGCGTTCGAACCGGCTCGGAGGGATTGCAGCCTCACGCATGACGACGTTCGCGGCATCGCGGATGTGAGACGGCCACTGCCCTGTTTTAGCGCGATGCCAGACATCGGCTAGAGCCTTGATGCCGCCGCCGAGAACAGCACCACCGACGCCGGCAGCAGCCACCTCATAGAGCGCATCGTCGACGCCGAAGGTGGGGTCGATGCGCTGTTTTCGCTGCAAGGACAGGCCTTGGATTGCCGCTTCCGACGTGACACCGAGAGCACCCTCGACAAGCGCGGTCCGAACGATACCTGCAGACGGTCCCGCGCCGAAGCCCATGCTCATGAGGTTGATCGGGTCCGTCAGCGCACCGGCGACGGTCCCGGTGAAGCCACCGATGCCAGAACTGAGGCTTGTCGATCGACGCGCCAGATCCTCGGAGCGCCGCCGTGAGGTTGCCGCTTTCTCATCTGCGCGCCGCTGCAGCACCTCAGGAGTCGGGAATTCCAGATCGCTGTCCGGATTGTCGGCCTTCCACTGATCGAACTGCTTCTTTGCCCTGTCCATGGCATTGTAGGTCATGTCATCGACCCAGCCACCGAGGCGCTGGCCGCTGGCCTTATAGAACTGGGTCTGGAACTCTGCCTGCACCTCGAGCGCGTTTCGGTGCTGAGCGTTGGAGTTCGAAAAGCTCTGCATCGCGTCGATGTCAGCCTTGAACCGCTCGATGAAGCCCGGGTCCGGCCCCTCAAATGGTGACTGTGCCGCGAGCTGCAGCGCCGTGTTGATTTCGCGCTCGTCCGGGATGAGAGGCATCAGCGCCCCCTCAGATCGAGCACAAACGACGACTGCCGATAGGTGCCGGGAGATGGCTGCCTCAGGACATAGGTCGGGGCATCAGGCCTGCCAAACTCCAGCAGGTACTGCCCGTCGGCAATCGCCCGCAGCCTGCCACCTGCCATCAGATCACGCGCCGTGACACGCTGCCCTGAAGAGGTAATGGCGCCGGCCAGGTCATCATCGGTGATGCCGGACATAACCTTGTCGAACTCGTCCTGTGTCATGCCATAGCGCGGCGCAATGGTGTCCGCCCCGTTCATGTCGACGAGGCCGCCGGTGACTTCCGTGATCGCGCGCTGCATGCGTTCGTCATTGAGCTCGCCGCTGGTGTCGCCTGCCTGGTGCGAGAGGTCAGCATAACGAGCGGTGGCCGATTCCAGGAGGAACTGCCGAGAAGCCTCGAAGCCTGGCGCCACGGCCGACGGCGGCAGGAGCTCGTCGATGGCGACGCGATTATCGTCGGTCTTGCGAGGAGCAAGGAGCGGGTTCTCAGTGAGCAACAGCTGGCCGCGAAGGACGCCCTCGGCAGCCGCCGGATTGTGGGGGGCCAAAGCTCCGGCGACAGCCGCCGCTTTGCCCTGTCCGCTGGCGTAGATCTTCGAGAGTGTCGCCTTGTAGGTCTCTGGCCGAAGGTTCTGCGACATCGCGCTGAGCATGCCCATAGCATCCGCCGGGGTGGCTGTTTCCAGCATGCGGGAAACCTGTGTCATCATCTCCGGGCGAAGGGCCGGGATGTTCCCGACCTCGCCCCGCGCCTGCATGATGTCGACGCCACGCTGAAGGCTCTGGAAGGTAGCTCCCCAGGTGTCGGGCTGCTGCAGATCGAGCGGGGGCGGAGCGGGGATCACGCCGCGCTGCGCCGCATAACCGATGGGATCGGTAGACAGGGCTTTCTGCCGCGCTTCCTCTGCCTGCTGCATACCTGTGATGATCTGCTGCTGTGCGACCGTTGCACCACCGCTGGCATCTGCCAGCAGGGAGGACATGAGACCCTCGACTTGTGCCGGTGCCATCCCCTGCATGGCGGTGATTGCCGATTGGCTGGTGAAGTAGTCGGCAACCTCGCGCCGGAAGTCCTGATCGTCGACCACGGTAAGCTGCCGTGTCAGCAGATTGATGTCGCTGATCGCTGGCGAGAAGCCCTTGTCGGTGCCGGCCTTGATGTCCTCGAACAGGCTCTTCGCATCGGCCGTCATCTCCGTCCGGTATTCCTTGATAACTTCCGGGGGCACCACAGTCGTGCCCTGCCCGCCCCGGGTGCCATCATCCTCGATGTGCCAGTTCTCATTGGAGAGCGGGAACTTGAGGCCGAACTTGCCGGCGTTGCTGTGCAGCCAGTCGACAACTTCCCTCGGCGCGTTCTTGAGAGATGCGCCCTCATAGGAGAGGTCCGCAGCGGTACCATGGTTGTGGTAGGACTTACCCGGCGGCGCGACCCACTTCCGGGCCTCAGCCTCGGACCCGTACTTCCTGACAGCTTCATCCCAAAGTTCCTGCTGACGATCGACTGAGCGGGCGCCGGAGTAGATGCCGAGCTTTTCCTTGATGCCGGGTGGGGCCGCCTCGAAGAGGCGGGCGATCTTGACAGCGAAGTTGTTGTCCATGCCGTCGATGTGGCTGGCGTCCTTGTCAGTGCGCGCCATCAGGAAGCTCTTGGCGGCAGTGACTTCCTCAGGTGATGCCGCGCGCCCGCTCTCCGTGCGGGCCAGAACCTTCTTGTAATAGTCAGCAGATTCCCTCGGGATGACGCTGTCATCCCGGCCGGCGCGCAGCCAGGCGTCCGCACGCTGTGCACCGCCGTTGTATGCAATGAGCGCCGCCTCGCGATCACCGCCATAGCGCGTCATCATTTTGTTGAAGTAGTGGGTGCCGTAACGCCGGGAGACTTCCGGATCCTTGAGATAAGCCTTCTGCTCCGCTTCTGTGCCGCCGAGCGGGAAAGCGGCATCGCCGAGTTCTCCCGCGATCTCCGCTCCCGTGGCCGGCATGACCTGCATGAGACCGGAAGCGCCGTCCTCGGATTCCGCCATCGGGTTTCCTTCACTCTCAACGCCTTGGATCGCCGCGAGGATGCCATCGCCACCGTTAGCCAACGAAAACGCAGCTTCTGCCATCCGAACCTGTGTCGGGTTGTCGGCGAGGCGGATCGAGGTGAGCGTGCGCTGCAAAGCGCGCTGATTGTAGAGCTCCATGGCACCAGACAGATCGCCGCCGGAGGCAAGCTGCCGCGCGACTTCGTCGACATCAGGGCTATCGAGACCGACGCCCGTTTTCAGCCGCTCTTGGATCTGGGTAGACTTGTCCTGTATCGGCTTCAGGTCCACCTTCCGCTGTGCGACATAGCCGTTGATCCGCTCATTGATCATGCCCGAGTACTGCCGCCGCTCCTGCGGCGAAAGCGCCAGGTTCTCGTCCGTCAGGATGCGCGAGCCGATCGCGCGGGCTTCCGCAATGCCGCCCGTCTCAAGCGCCTTCTCGACCGTGCCGAGCATAGCCTCCGACATATGCCGGGACTCCATTTGCTTCAGTGCGATCTGAGCCTCTTTTGAGCCGACGACGAAATCAGGATTTTCGGCCAGCTCGTTCCAAAGTGTGGTGAGCTGCGACTGCTTTGCCTTGTATGCCTCTGTCGTCGTTCCGCCGGCGCGGGCAAGCGCGGACATGTCATCGTCTAGGAACTTGATCTCCGCTTTGATATTGCCTTCGAACTCCTGAAGATCAGCCTTGCGCTTCCGCTCCGAGACGCCCAATGCCAGTTCCGGCCCACTGGTTTCGAGCATGGTGCGGACGGCACCGCGGTATTCCTTCGGAACGTCGATCAGCGTCTGGTCCTGAAACGCCTTCCACGAACTGTTGAAGACATCGACGTTGCCCTTTGCTTCCTCAGCCAAGGAAGCCCCGCGAGACCGGATGTCGCCGGCCAGGCGCGCCATGTAACCCTGCTGCGCAGCTCGGTTATAGGCTCGCCCCGTGGCGGAGAAGCTGGATTTGCGGTCAACCTGCAGGGCGCCGTTCTCGTCGCGATAGACCGCGTTCTGTCCCTCCATCTGGGCGTCTTCCATGGCCTTCGCTTCGAGAGCTTGGCCCATGGTGCCGAGCGCATCGGCAACCTGCTGGTATGGGTTGGCGACGTCCTGCCCGCTGATCGAGGAAACCGCGCCGCGAATGGTAGCGCCGCGAGGCTGCAGCAAAGGAAGCTTGGCCATGGATCACGCTCCAAAGAAGTAGGGCAGGGACTTTGCGACGCCGCCGAACAAGGCGGCGCTGGCGGCAGATTTACGAAACCGCGCGTCGGCTTCGTCCTGGTTCGCCTGCATGCGCTGATTGCCGACCTCAATCTTCCGATCGCGGTCGCTGATCCGTTGCTGATCCTGCTCGATCGCCATGCCGGTCGGGCTGTTGACGCTGGCGCCGGAAGAGGAGCGTATCGCGCGGATGTTCGCGATCGTTGAGTTGAGCTCGTCGCGGTACGTGGCGTCGATCTGATCGGCCCGCACGCGGCCAACCTCGGCGGCGCGTTTGGCTTTCTCGCCCTCCCACTTCTGAGCGTTCGAAGCGCCGACCGCACCGATGACACCGGAGACGCCGGACATGATGCCTGACAGGGCCGCTACAATAGGTGCTTGCATCAGACCGTAATCCTTGTGGTCAGTTCGATCATTTTGAAGGAGCCGGGAAAGGTGCTTCGGAACTCCACCTCAGGGTCAAAGGAGCGCCCGGTTTCCCGATACCGGTAAGTGGCGTCCCGCTTGGGGACGGGTAGCGACATGTCTTCGCCTGCCTCGTAGCTGCCGAAGTATCGGCTCCCCACCTGGAACTCTTGTGTCCCGCGAACCGCGATGTTCATGTTCGCGATCTTGCGGCGCTGTTCCCCCTGCCCCACAGGCTGACCACCCTCGAAGTTGACGAACAGCGGCTTCAGCGACCATGCGAAATCGATGCCGAGCGTCACCTCGCTGTAGTCACTGAAGCCCGGCAAGATGCCGTCCTCAGGCACCATGACGGGACCGAAGTAGAAGCCATCGGCGAAGACCGAGACCTCCTTCCCGGCATGGAAGCTGACGATGGTGCCATCGAGCAGAAGCTTGCTTCCGTCTTCCATGAGCAGCGGGCTGCCATCATCGAACTGCAGGAAGTCGGAGGCGGAACCGTCGAAGGTTGTCGCGCAGTCGCAGAGCAGTGAATAGTCCAGCTCTTCGGCCACCCCGTACTCCACACCGTCAAAGGTGTAGGCCGACATGAAGATGACTTTGCCGTAAGCTCCGGCGACGCTCAGAACACGGCCGGCGCCTTCCTGCTTGAGCCAGCCGATATACTCCCGATCGGGATTGAACTGACCGACGACATAGCTGCCATCCCCGTTGACGACATAGATCTGACGGGAAGGGAATTCAGGGGTCGCCGATGTCGCCCCGATGGACTTCACATCTTCGAAGAGGTGGCGGTGCAGGCGGTTGATCTCGGTCGCCACATACGGCCGCGCCGTCTGCCCGGTCGCTGAGATGACGTAGATCCCGGTCTTGGACTTGTCGACGAAGATCAGACCCTCGGTCACCTCGACAGGACGGATTTCGGAAAGCTCGCTGGAGAAGATCGGCCGAAACTCGACTGATCCCGGCTGTAGCGGCGAGCCAACCGAGATCGGGATATAGAACACGCCCTTGTCTGTGACTGCGAACTCGTCATAGCCCCCGACGACATGAAAGACCTGGCACTCTGCCGTGATGAATTCGAGCATGGCATTGTCTGCCTCAGCTCCGATCGAGCCGTCGCGATTGTTGCCAGTCGACAGCCAGAAGACGGCGTTCTTCTTCTGGGTAAAATTGGTCATGATCAGGCGCTCGCGGTCCTTCGAGACGGACCTCGGCCAGCCGCGATAGTCAGAGATGAACTGCTCATCCCACTGAACAGCGGCACCCGGAGAAACGCCGGCCACGGCAGTGATCTTGGATGAGGCACTAGGCCCGACCAGGGTTTCGCCGACCTGAGGCGTGGTCAGCTTGTCGACGGCAACGATCGACACAACATTGCCCGCCACAGCGAAGATCTCGCCCTTCGCGTTGATGGTGTCGGTCTCGACGATCTGCCCGACGGAGAAGCCCACTGCGCTATTGACCGTAACGGCGAAAGAGGGAGGAAGCTCTTCGATCACCGTCGCCGTCGCAACCGTGGCGCTGTTCACGGCCGTGATGCGGAGCTGCCGCCCGGCATACCGAAAGACCACGCCCTTATGCTGGCTGTTCAGTACGGGGGCGGAGAAGGTGATCGTGATGTTTCCGGTACGTGCCGACGGCCGCATCGCGATATTTTGGGTCACCTCAAAGCGGTAGAAAGGCATGCGGATCGAGGCGTCGAGGCCCACCGCGAATTCAAAATCACCGATCGCCCATGCATAGGTGCCTTCGAACACCTTGATCACCTTGGTGCGGCCAGACCAGGCAACGAAGATCTCATTGTCCATGGCCTCGAATACCAGCGTGTCGAGGTCATCCTCGCCCCAGGGCGCGACCAGTGAAGCGACCAGGGCACCAGTGAGCGTTCTGACCTTCACTCCGCCATCGATGAACACGACGCTGTAGGTCGCGTTGTCGAACGGCTTGAAATCCATAACCACGCCGTAATCCTCGAACAGCAGGCGACGGCCAGGGCGACGGACGATGGCGCCAGTGTGGGTGCTCACGACATTGCGGGCGTGGCGGACGGCAAACTTCAGCGCCTCGACATCATCGCGACGGATCGCGTCGGGGTCGATCTCGCCGCTGGAAAAGTCGCGCTGCCGGATGATCTGCTCGTTGAGGCTCATACGCGGCGCCTCGTCCGGGCTGCCGCAATCTTCGACTTGTAGACGTTGCGGGCCGGGTTCTGCTGGTCGACATGGGTGCGGGTCTCTTCAAGCAACCCCTCCGCCCGCTGCTCGCGCCGCATCGCTTCAGTGAAGTCTTCATTGAGACCCCGGAGGCAGCCAGCCTCGACGAAGAGCGTGAGGATCTCCTCAGCCATCGGGTGGATCTTCTCTTCCGAGGTCTGCTTGACCACGTTCACGTAGATGGCGGAATCGTATCGGCAGGAGAGAACATCGCCGATGATCTCGTAATCTGTGAGAGGCGTGGTGTCCCAGAACACCTCCTTCACGTGGAGCGCATTGATCGGCAAACGGAAGCCGTTCTTTGGATATCTCCGCGACTTGTTATCGCTATCCGGCACGCGCGTGAGAAGTTCGATCGTGCTGGCGAACGGCCAGGAATGCCGAGCGGTCAGGAAGCGCAGGGCGCGTTCGAATGCACCATTGGCCACCCGATACTCATCAGATGGATCATTCAGCACATTCACCGTGTTGTTGCCGGTGGCGCGCAGCGCGTTATTGAGGATCTCGAGCTTTTCCATGGCCCCAGAATGCGAGCATCGAGAAGGGCCGGCAAAGCACAGAGGCAGGCATAGAAAAACCGGGGGTGTAACGAGCACCCCCGGTTCTCTCAGCCGCCCGGTCGCGATGGAATGAGCGGGCCGCTTAGCTCTTGGCCAGCTCCGACTTTACCCACTCAGCCTTATCCTCGTCGGGCAGGCCGTTGAAGGACTCGGCCTCTGGCTTGCGGATGTTGCCGCCGATCTGCTTGCCAGTGGAATCGAAGATGCCCCACCAGCCGGCGCCCTTGTCACGGCCCTCGAAGGGACCGGCTGGCTGGGCGTCGGCTGCGGGAGCAGAGGACTTGGCCTTGATAGCCTTCCAGGTCTCGGGCCAGTTGATGCGGGCCTTCTCGACCTCGTGTTCGTTCTTGCCGTCCGCGCGCATGTTGGCGAGGAGATCGCGGAGAGCAGCCGCCTCGGCCTGAGCTTCCTTCTGCACATCTTCCGGGAATGGCGACGTGGCCCACTCCTGCGGGTGCTGGCGCAGAACATGACGGGCGTCGATCGCATCCATGCTGGTGGTCGAGCCGTCCTTGAAGTGAAGGGTCATTTTTTCGGGCATTTACAGCTCCATCGCAGGTGCGGGCTAGAACCGAGCGCTTAGTAGCGCTCGGCGATCCATGCCTTGAAGGTTACGGAGGGGGTGGTGCCGGCAACATCTACGTACAGCCGAACCCAGTCATAGACCGTGTCATGCTGTTCAGTGATGAACGGGATCTCGTAGCGGCCAATGACCGAGGTCACCGGAGCGCCAGGGCGCGCCGAGGTGTGCCCGAGCGAGATCTGAGCAAGGTTTTCCTTGGTCGCGAACGCGTTCGTCGGACCGCCCTGCAGGCAGAAGTGATAGACTTCGTCAGCCGAAGACACATCGATCGCAGAAACGTCGATGATCAGCACGCCTTCGAAGCGGCCGGGACCGAGCTGCTTGGCTGCAGCGGCGCCACCGACCTGAGAAGCGCCGTCAGCGGTAACGGCTGCAGCACCATCGGCAAGGATCAGTTCCAGATCCTGATTGTAAACTCTCTGACCCATTGGTCTAGCTCCTGTAGAAATGCCGGGAAGGTGGAAGGGCCCGGATCAACCGGGCCGATCCGTCACTTCACAAACGGTGCGTCGGTGATCGAGGTGAGGCGGGTCACGCAGTAGTCGGCTTCGTCGACGAGACCCACATCCCAGGAGACGTTGGTGCCGTAGTTCACCGCATCTTCGAGCAGACCCATGTCGCGGGCTTCCATGTTCTTCAACTGGATGCCGTGCAGGCCGTCCTCGGCGAAGTTCGCGACGAATAGCGAGGTGGTAACCGCAGCGCCGCCGCCCGAGGCCACTTCCGTGAACGGCAGGATGGAGCCGTGGCGGTCCTTCTGGTAGCCGAACAGAATCTTCTTGCCGGCATAGGACATCTTCGGCATGCCGACCTCGTCCCAGGACTGGATTACGAAACCGGAGATCGTAGTGTCGCGAGCAGCCTGGATGAAGCGCGGCATCAGGTCGAGCGAAGCGATGATCACGTTCGCATTGCGCGTATTCATGATAGCCTTGTCGAGGTTGTAGAGCGACAAGGCAGCGCCACCAGAAACGGCCGAATTGTGCAGGAGGCGGCCATTGGCGGCGGTGCAGCGCGCCTTCAGGCCATTGAACTCCTTCGGGTTCGACGTGTTGTCGCCGGAGAGGAAGGTGTTGGTGAAGAGCTTCGACTGAGCCTTCATCTGCATGGCCTCTTCCTTCGCGCGGCGGCTTTCGCCGTGGCGGAGAAGGATGGCCTTGTCGACCTTCAGGATGGTGTCGATCGGGAAGCTCGTTTCCTGGAAGGGAGCGATCTTGCCCTTGGAAGAGCCGGCGCCTTCGTTGATGGCGCGGAAGCCGGCGGTGCCGATGTCGGTCTCACGGTAGCCTTCATAGGCAGCGCCGGAGAAGCCGGCGAACGGCAGCATCTGGAGGATGTCGGATTCGGCCGCGAAGGTCTCGATAAGCGGACGCTCGATCGAGGTCTTTTCCAGGCCTTTTGCGTATTCAGGAAGCGTCATCACTTCGGGCATTGAGGGTCTCCTTCAGCCGTCACTTCTTCGAGTTCTGGCGGGCATAGTTGATCCGTTCGGAGGCGGACATTTTGCCCCACTCCTCATCGGACAGTTCGGTCTTTCCTGAATCGCGACCGGCCCCGGGGTTACCCGGAACCGCACCTCTGTTGAGCCGCATCAGCGCCTCAAAAGCTTCGATCTGCTTGGCCGTGAACATCATCGATGTCAGGGCTTCAGCCTGGTCTGCCGGCAGCTTCGCCGCGACCCATGTCTTCACCGCGCCGATGCGCTCCTCGGCCTTGCCGCCAAGCAGCTCCTTCTGCTTCGTCACAGCCTCCTTGAGAGAGCTCTGTTCGTTCAGATCGAGGTTGACGCCAAACGCGATCAGCTCTTCGAAGTCGGCCTGGCTCATGCCTTTGCCGTGAGCGAATTCGCGAGCTGCGGCAATGCGGGGGTCGCTCTCGTCGATCAGGCTCTCGCCTTCAGGCACTTGAATGCCCTCAGGGAGCTTGAAACTCTTCGGCAGGGCGGGCTTGTAACCGTCAGGCTTCTCCGGGACCTGAGCCCGGTTCGCGTCGTGCTCAGCCTTGAAGGCGACCAGTGCGTTGAAGTCTTCGGTCTTGAAGCCCTTGTCGGCGTCCCACCAGTTCTCGGGGATGTAATCGGGGCGCTGCAGCTTCTGCTCGCCGCCAGCTCCGCCCTCTCCGCCGCCTTTACCTTCACCACCGCCGGAGCCGCCGCCTTCGCCACCAGCACCACCGGTACCGCCGTCACCGCCACCGGCTCCGCCCTCGGGGGCGAACATGATGCGGGGGCCGATGCCGGAAGCCACGAACGCGCCGAAGCTAGCGCCCTGCTGGGCCGCGCCGGAGCGTCTTTCGTGGGAGGTGCTTGCTGCCATTTCGTCGGTCGGCTTGTTCGTGTGGTCCATCGCTCGTTTCTGCCTCTGCCATCGCCATCAGATCGGCCGCAAATTTGCGGCGCTCGTCATGACGGTGCAAAGCACAGGTGTCCTGAGGACCGGCTATCTCCTCGATGATGCCCTGGAGCGCGGCAAAGAATGGCGCGCTCTCGGGCTGCTTGGAGAACCATCGAACCGAGTGCTGGACTTCCTCGTCGGTAAGCTTGATGCGGCTCACTGCTCACCTCCGGGGACCATTCCAGCCTGCTGCGCTGCACCGAGGACAGTGTTGAGCAGCTCGGCTGTCTGCGTTGCGTCGCGCAACACTACGACCTCGTCCTTGGCTAGGTTCTTGAGGTTCTCGATCGTGGCGCGCTCGTCGATCGCCGCCGCGGCCGTCTCGGGGAAATAGTTCTTGGCGATGCTGAGAACCTGAATGCCGGTCTGCATCTTCTGGTTATCGGCGGCCTGCGTGGCCGGGTTGTTCGGCACCAGTGCGATCTTGCGACCGTTCACCTGCAGATCCTTGATCTTGCCGTCCTTCGTGAGCAGCCACTCGAAGCGGCGATAGACCTGATACGGGCCTTCCCGCCAGAACTTCTTGCCCGGCGTGCCAATGCGGCGCTGGGCCTTGACCATCTCGTCGACCCATTGCGTGGCCGTCGGAGGTGTGTCGCCCTTCTGCTCGGGATAGTCGGCAAAATGCTTGCGACGAATGCGGCGCTCCAGATCGGTTGCCGTGTAGAAGCCCAGATCCGGATTGCCCTCGAAATAGAGCGGCTGGATATCCTTGCCGGAGCCCGGGCGCATCGGATAGGCCTTGCCGCCCTCGATGCCGCCTTCGAAGTCCATGACGCCATCGTCCGGATAACCGATCGGCGGGGAGATTGCGATGTCGACGCGGTCCTGTGTCGCGGCGGTGATGACGTCGAGGACGCGGTATTCCTGCAGCGACTTGATGGAAGGGCCGAAGCCCCACGAATATTCGACGTCAGGCGACATCCGGGCGATGATGAGAGGCAGGCAGCCCTCACCCTCAAGCACCTGGTGATGAGCCGCCATCTTGTCGATTAGGATGACATGGTTCCAGAGGTCGTTTTCAGGGTTCGACCAGTCGCGCCAGAAAGCCCACACCACTTCGATGGTGCAGTTTTTCTCGTCGCGGATCTTCTTCTCGACCTTCTCCGGCAGCTTCACATCCGGGATCACAGACTTGAGCTTGCTGCCCTTGACCCAGCGCACCCGGAAACGGTCGCCGACGGAGCCATCGGCCTCGACGTTGAATTCCAGCTCGCGCGGCGGCACGTGGGAGCAGTTCACGGGGCGAGTGTTGAAGGGCTTGTCGATCCACCAGGCAACGGTCCCGACGGCCAGATGTGGATCCAGCACGGTGCCGAGCTCTGCCTCGAAGTTAGATGCCCTGATCGCCGCGAAAATCAGTCCGTTGCGCTCGGCGGCATCTTTCTTGAGATCGTCGAGATCCGCAGCTTCCAGCTCCTGGGCCTCAGAAGCATCGATCTCTGAGCCCACCCATTCCGTGCCTTGTGGAAAGAACGCGGCAGTGGCTTCCGTGGCGAAGTCTTCGGAGACCTCCGAGCCGATGCCCGTTGCCAGGTCTTCCTGCACCTCGTCGCGCTTCGGGGCCTTTCGCACCGTCGACGAGACTTGATAGCTCAGCCGCGGGCGCGTGAAGAAATAGGCTTCCTGCAGGTCTTTTTCGGCGTCAGTCTTCTGCGCCCGGGCATCCTTCAGGCGAGATACGGCCTCTTCGGACCAGGCCTTCATATCCTGCGCCGGCGCCTGAGCCTTCTTACCTTTGGGAGCCAATGCCATGCGATCACATTGCCCGGAAGCTGCGCGTTGAGCCGCTACCGATCAGCGCCTGTCGGCTGCCGAAATAGCGCAAGGCGGCATCAGTCTCAGTGCCGAGCCGATCCTGAATCGCGTTGACCTTCTCCGTCGCGGCCGCCTGCTTCTGGCGCTCCAGCTCGGGGTCCTTTTCCATCTTCGGAGATTTCATCGTCCTGCCTTCCAGTGCCTATGAGCTCGCCACCCTTGGCCAGACATTGGCGGTAAAGGGCGTCGGGCCGCAAAGCACACGTACGCAGGCCGATGAGGTGCGCAATGGCCGGGACGCACCACAGCCCGGGCCGCAGCATCGTCTTTGGAGCATCCGCGAGGAGACGCGGGAATCTGACGATCGGCCCGCACTGGGAGTAATAGGCGATGGCGATATCGGCCTCCCAGTCGCCGACCACCATGATGTGCGCCCGATCGGAGTGAAAATCGTAGAAGACCCACGATCCGGACCGTTCGACCTTGCCGAAAACGCTGACATGCTTGAAGCGCCCGCAGGCGAGCGCGTTGATCCACCACTTGTCAGTCTCTTCGTGGAAGACGACGAACCATTCCTTCGGTTCGCACTGAGCCAGCGGCAAAGAGCCGCTTAAATCGCTAGAATCCACCGCGTCGCCTCGATTTTTTGTGAATCTTGATGTCGACAGGCCCTTTCCGGCCGGTCCGGTCCTGCCCGACGACCGCGCGGCCCTCGCCACCGCCCAAAACCATGTACTGGCAGGCGTCCGCGATGTCGGAATACTTGTCCTTGAAGGGCTTTTCCTCGTGCTGGGCGGTGCCCTTGATGCGCTTGAAGTGATAGCCGCCGGCCATCGCCACCTTCAGCGTCCGGCATGAAGTCCCGCACACCAGCAGGCGCGGAAGCCCGTTCACCATCGTCACCATCGCGTATTCGACGGCCTCGATGCGGGTCTGGATGTGATTGTTCTTCACCGGGGCTGCCCTCACAGGCATGCCGAACTGCCGGAAGACGTCGTAAGCCGTCGTTTCATCCGCCTGGGTGCCGTCGTCGCCCTTCGGATCGCCGAAGAACTCGACCTGAAAGCCCTCGGAAGCACCATGCCGGGAGGCAACACCCCAGACCCCAAGCCGCCGATCGAGCAGCTGCTTCACTAAAGGCGCGAAGATGGTGGCCCCCACCCCGCGAGCAGTGACTTCCGCGAAGACGCGCCAGCGATTGTTGACGAGCTGCCCGACGACACAGGCCGGATTGCGCCCGAAGTCGAGGCCGACATAGACCGGCCAGCCCGGGATAGGCTCAAGGGGCGTCTTCGAGACATGGGTGTCCTCGCTGAACTGCTCCCAGACCGGTTTCCCATCGACGAAGACGGTGATCTTGTTGAGGACGCGGCTGTCGATCCACTTCTTCGACTTGCCCTTGATCTTTTCCGCGTAGTAGCCGGGTTTCAGCCACTTCGTGTTCTCCGCTTTCGGGTTCATCTCGTACCCGATCAGCGTGCCGGCGGCGTCCTTGATTTCCAGCATGGCCGGCGGCTGCACGTGGTAGCCCCAGTTGTCCGGCTTCTGGTAGGCCATCCGCTCCTCTTCCGACCAGTCGTCGGGAAGCGGAACCTCTCCCATCATCAGCGGTATGAAATGATCCTCGCGCGGAGCGTTCATGTCGGCGATCACGCCGTCCCAAGTCGCGCCGCCATCCTTCACTGCCGGATAACGGCCTGTTCGGGACTCCGCCTCGTCGAGGATGGCCTTCTCGATGAATTCGAGCTCGTTGAACCATATCCCGGTGAACTCGAAGGAACGCAGCTTGCGGATATCATCCTCGCTGTCGAGCGCGAGAAAGATGATCTCCATGTCGACATCGCCGATCCGGATGATGTGCTTGAACGGCCGATCCCAGTAAAACCGGCCGTACATGTCCTCGGGGAACCAATCCAGCCAGGTCTTAACCGTCGTGTTCTTGAGATCCGGGAAGGTGTTGCGGCAGACCGCCCAGCGCGTCTTCCGGACCCCATCCGGGTTCGGCCGCTGCTCGCAGGAAATCATCCACATCTTCATGATGCAGGCGGTGGAAGTGCCCGACCCGATGGAACCGCGGATGATGCTCACATGCTTCCGGCACCGCAGATACTGCCGCAGCACCTCACCATCGGGCCTGTAGATCTTGCGCCCCTGAGCGTCGAGCTGGATCGTCGGCAGTGAAGCGGGGCGGGGAGGCTCGATGACTTGCATCAGAGCCCCGCTTTTTCCCCGAGCACATACCAGCGGTCGCCAACGCGAGCCTGCTGCTTGCCCGCCGGATCATCTGAAGTCGCCTCGACGACGCCCAGGAACTTCATCCGATGCTGCTCGCAGTAGCGGGCAAAGGCAGCAGCATGCAGCTCGGAGCCGTCGATCATGTCGATTGAGTGACCGACCGTGCCGCCCTTCCATGAGCCCTTGCGCTGTCCTGTTTCGTGCGAGAACTGAATGTTCAGCGAGCGGTTAATGCGCGGGCGCCGGAATAGGGACAGCCACTTGAAGCTGCCCGTCCCGAAACGCCATTCGCGCTCCTCAATGTTTGTGGTTGCCGTGATGCGCTCGCCGTCGAAGTCTTCGAACAGAAACACCATCTTCGGGCACTGCTCTTGAGCAGCCCACATCTCGTCAAAGCCTTTGCCGCCAAGCCGGGATGCCTCGAACTGTGTCCAGAAATGCTTCCCTTCGAGATCGAACATGCTGTGTCGGATGAACCGAAACTGCGTCCACGGCAGGAACCAGCCAGAAGTCCGGTCGGTCGTGCTGTCACCGGTGGACCGCCCGCGAAAGATCTGAAGGAACCCATCGCTGCAGGAGAACCCGAATTTCCGCTGATCGACCTGATAGTACCAGTCACGGCCCAGGCGCTCGACCGTCGCGGCGTCCCAGCTCTTCGCGAATACCTTCTCGCGATATGGCCGCACGATCGGGGGAAGTGCCGTGATCAACGTGAGACCAAAAGCGGAGATACGAAGCTCGCAGCCCTCGTCCTCATCGTCGGCAGATGCCAGAACCACCGCAATTGGCCGGTAGTGCTTGCTGTCACGGGAAAAAGTGAACGGCCCAAAGTACCTGTCGTTGTCGCTCCAACGTCGTGCTCGCATATCGCTCTCCATCGCTTGAGATGGCGGCATCATCGGTGGGGAGGTGGGACGCGGCAAAGCACAGGCGAGCAGGCATAAAAAAGCCCCGGCGCGAACCAGGGCTTCTGAGATCAAAGGTTCAGGCGAAGATGCCGCCGTAACTTCGACTGTAGTGGATGCGGAGGCCGAGGATCGTGATCAGAAAGGCCTTGCCGTATTCGCGCTCCCGCTCGAAGAGCCGGGGTCGCAAACCGATCGCCAGTTTCGCCGAATAACCGCCTCCCGGCACCCCGGGCGTTCCACGTTCCCACATCAGCCGGAACAGTCGCAGATGCTTCTGGATCCCGTCGACCCGCAGAACCGACTTGAACCGCAGCGACGGCGCCGTGATCATCAGCTGCACCAGCAGCGCGCAGCCGATCGCAACCGCAATGGGCAGGGGAGCGACCACGAGGGGCGCCACAGTCAGCGCGGCTGCGCCAGCGACACATGCAAGCAGCGCGAGGCCGCAGAGGAGCAAACTTCGTTTATTCATTGCCGTACCTTTCGAAAGGTTGATGAAGCTTCAGCGAGGCCATCAAACCGCTCATCACACCTACCGACAAAGCACAGCAGCCGTTTTCCTGATGGGTGAAAAATTTCTGCGTCCCGAATTGTCTGAGTGGGGCGAATATTGGGTGAGGGACGAACTGGAAGAGTCGCGCCGGTTTTTGCCCCCACCCCCGCCTGAACGGCCCTCAATCGAGAACGAACCCGGTACGGCCCCGCGTTCCTCAATCGTCCTCGGGAACGTCGGCCTTATATGGTAAGCCGTTAGGTCCATGCTGCTCCAGATGCTCTATCTGCTGGCCGTCTTCCGGCCTCAGATCCAGCACGTAACCAGGCGTCACGTTCACCGTGTTGTTGACCTGCACGTTCACCTGAGTGGCGCCGACCTGATGGCTACTGCGGTTCATTCCGTCAAGGTATTCAGCGGCTTTGAACTTCGTGCTGTCGTTCTTGCTTTCGAGCAGTTCGATCATCGTGTGTAGCGCCCGTGGGCGGCCGCTGGTTCGCAACACCTCTATCTGCTCATTCAGGTAAGCGAGAACGTGGGGCTTGGTGAGGGCGACGCGGAGGCTCTCGTCGTGCATTCCTGCGGCTTTCGCGGCGTCTGGTCGCTTCAGGCCCTCGAAGACCATGGCGTGTATCGCTGCCCGCTGCTTGTCGGTGACGGCGATCGCTTTTTTTTCTTTGCGGAGGAGGGCTGCTGCTTTCTGCGCTGCTGGAGCGAGAGCTTGTCTGGTCTGCTTGCTGGGGAAGGCCATCGCTGCCGTCGTTCCCTGTGGTTCGTCGGCCCGTCGCTGCTGCGCTCTGTGGGGACTTCGCTGCGCCGCGCCGACTTGCGTTGCTGTGTCCGCTTCCTGCTGTCGCGTCGTGTTGAGACGAGGTCGGCGGGTGGGGAAGCGAGGGGTGAGCCGCGCGATGTAAGCATCTGTGGAGAACTCTTGTCAAAGCACAGGTCGAAAGGTGAGGCGGATCAATGGGTTAGAAAACGGCCGAAAACGGGCGTTATAATGTTACTTACATTTAATGTCAGTTCGCCCGGTTATGCCTGCGTGTGAGTCGGTCGGTAAATGTCAGTGAATGACGCAGTTAGAGACATTTAATGTAAGTGCGGGGTTGACGAGGTGACAGGGAGTGTGCAAGTCTATGTATACCGGTTGCCAGCCGGTTCTCACTCACTCACAGACAAGGACACATCCAATGATCCGCTCTACCCGCAAATCCCGTCGCCAGATGAAGGCCCGCACTGACGCTCTCAAGGTCGCCGGCATCTCTGCTGCCATTCTCACCACTGCTCCTTTTGTGCTGGTGGCTGTTGCACTCGTCGGTGAGACGCTTGCCATGCCTGAGAAGGTTGGCCCGTTTGCTCGTCTCCTGATCTCGCTCGTAGCTTGAGGGAGGTGAGACCATGACCACGATCATTCACAGCAACGGCGGCGGCAATGCTCAGCCTATCGAGGCACTCTTTGACCGGCTGCTGACAGACACGCTCGACCGCACCTTCGAAGCCTATGGCAATTTCGTTCAGCGCGGGCCGGACATCGAGCGCATCTATGGCGCTGGCTTCGTCTGCTTCTTTGGCAACTTCCACACCTACAGCCACGTGTTCCGCATCGCGACGGACGATCCCGAGCTGATTGCAGCGCTGACGGCAGAGATCGAAATCAACAAGACCAAGACCCCCTACATCGAGCAGTGCCCGCCCTTTGATGGCTCGCTGTTTCGCATGGAAGAACACCGCTTCAGCGCCACGCAGGGAGAGGTTTCCCTGTTCTACGGCGAGCAGTTCCTCGGCCGGTTCGGTGATGACTACAGCATTGGGCCGGGAGGTCAGTGGAAGGGAAAGGGCCTGCGATACTGGACAGACGTTGCGAAGCGCCTGGTTGCTGAGCGGCATCTGGAAGCTGTGCGCGGCGAGGCAGCGGCCTGACACGAAAAGGCCGGGCGAATTGCCAGCGCCCGGCCACACCCTTTCGGGCGATCCTCACTCACAAGGACGCCCCATTTCTACCACGCACCGACACAGGCCAGCAATGGACACGCTAACCGAAAATCTGCATGGTGCCGGGATTGCCAGCGCCCAGGAATGCACCCCAATGAAAAGACCGGATCCCGACGCCCCCGAGCATGTCAAATGCCGCTGGTGGCGCAACGATCTGATGGAGATCACACGCGAGCAGTTGGCCGGTCTCACCGGCTTCAGCGTGTCCGCGATCCGAGACTTCGAGAGCGCGACAAAGGAAATAGACCCAGCAGCTCGCCAGCGGTACCGGATGGCATGCGCTGCGGTTGCCATGGGCATTCAGTTTGACTGGCTGCATGAATCACTCAGGATTGCCCGACCGATCACCATCACGATCGACAGCGGACAGACGAAGGAGGCGTGACCATGTTTGGACCTATCGGAGCATCACTTGAAACTGCTGATGAGCATCCTCGCATCGCCGGGGTGATGTTCGCCGCGATGATGGGTTTCGCCTTGTATGCCGTGGTCGCCGATACGAAGGCCAGAGATGCTCAGCGAGCAGCTTACGAGGCTGGCCTGCAGATGTGGCTGGACGAGTGTCGAGGCGCTGGCCGGCAGATCGATGACTGCACTTCAGCCTGGTCGCGTGATGGCCTCCTGCAAAGCCTATATGTGAAAAGCTGATGGAAGCGCTCATCGCCTACCTGCGTTCTCTGCTCGACTTGTCACCCAGACAGGGCTGGATCTTCCTGCTGATCGGCAGCGCCATGCTTACTCTCGTGCATCTAGGGGCAATTTCTAAAGATGAGATCGCCGCGGGTTGGCTGGCCTTGTTCTGGCTTTCAGCTGTTTCGGGTGCGATGATCCTCTTGGTTTCCGCTGGTGCAGAGGTTTGGGGAGCATTGCAAAACAAGCGAGCCGAGAAGGCTAAGGCGATAGGCGCGCGGAAAGCTGAAGAGGATGCCGTGAGAAGCGCCGAGATCCTAACAGGGAGCAACGCGGCATTGCTGCGGCAGTTGCTGCTGAGAGGCGAACAGCGCATCTCTGATATGGAGGTGTACCAGCTCTACAAGAAGAACATCATCAGGTTGGCAGGAGACGCCCGCTCCGGTGTCTACGAAATCGTCGACCCAGTCTGGGATGATCGAGAACGGCTGATCCGCGTGCTGGAGACACGTATGAGGGAGCGCCATCGATAGAGATGACCGAACGATCGGAAGCGCCAATGGGCAGGCAGCTTGAGGCTGTTGAGACATGAGGTGGGAGATCCTGCTGATGGCTCTGCTGATTCTCACCACGCTAGCCTCAACGGCCGGCATGGTCTGGCAGGCGCTGCGATGAGCACGATCGTCCTGCCCGATGGCACCAGGTTCGTTCCCCAGCAATGGCACGATAACGCCATCAACGTGATCCCGTCGCACAACGAGGCGCTGGTGACGTGCATGGCGTGCGGAGAGATGGTGCTGGTACCAGACGAGAAGATCCGCACGAAGCAGACCAGCATGATGAGGATCAGCGAGGTGGCGAAGCTGCTGAGATGCAGCAAATGCGGTGCCAAGGATGCTCACCTGCAGTTCGGCTATGTCGCCGGCGATATCCCTGATTATTGACCCCTCGCCGCGGGATAATGGACGATTTACGTTGATTCAGAGCCCTATGGGTTTGCTTTTCCACCGGGCCGCGCTCTAATGCGGCAGCAGGCAGCACCGATTCATTTTTGGTGAAAGGTGCGCCCATGCAGTCTCCCGACATACTCAAGCTCAACCTGTGGGGCCTACAGGCCGAAGCGAATGGCACGGTCGCGATCGTCGTGCTGTTTGCCATCGTGCTCGTGGTTTGCGCCGTGCGACAGCGGCGCAGATGATCAGGCCTTGGCCTTCCTCGGCCGCCGCGGTAGATCCACGAGTACGATGCCGACGCGCAGCCCACCCAGCCACAAAGGAAGTGTGTCCGGACCAACCCCGCGCCCATACTTCTTGCCGGGGTTTTCCAGCTTCGGAATGTAGCCTTCCTGCAGGCCTGACTTAGCTTCGGCCTCGCTTGTGCTCAGCGCGATGTCATTGCGGCGCTGGCGCATCGCCTGGACGAACTCGTCATAGGTCTGGATGACGCCGGAGACGATCGGCAGCCCGAGCGCTTTATCCGGTTCGTTGAGATCGCGGCCGGCAGCGTGGGAATCGAACTGCTGCAGCTCGCTGGCGCGGAAGAAGCGGCGCTTTTTGATGACGATGGGTTTCGGGAACCCGAGCTTCTCATCAGCCAGCCAGCGCTCGATGGTGCGGATGGTCTTGCCGTAGCGCTCGGCGACCTCGCTGATGTCCATGTGGTAATCGATTTTCTGCAACGTGCCCATGTGCGCCCCTATGACAATCCCCGACAAAGCCCGAAAATCGACGTCACCAGTCGACATCCATCGGCTGGGGTTCTGGCTCCGAGACAGGAACCTCTGCCGCCTTCGCTGCGGCTACATCGGACAGGATCTTGCGACGGAAAGCCGCCTGCTCGGCATGCATGCGAGGTGCATCAGGCAGCGACGCGATCTTCTCCCAGTGGGCCGCTTGATCCGCGTCCATGGGCTCGTGCTGGACGCCTTTGACCGCTGCCTTCTGCTCCTTGTGCTGGCGCAGAAACGACTGCCTGAGCTGCTTCACCCGTTCGCGCTGGGCTGCCCGCTCAGGGGTGTCACGGTCGGAAACTGCCCGCTGGGTCTCTTCGATCGTCTTGCGCTTCTCCTGTGCCTGGATGCGGGCTGACTGCAGGTGCTTGGCTTCACCTCGGGCGATCGCTGCAAGCTCAGGCGGACGAGGGATCATGCCAAGCGGGATGCCCTCGATCTCGCCCTTGATGAGCTTCTCCATGGCGCGGCGCAGGCCGAAGGCAGGCACGCCGGAAAGCGCGAAGCAGTAGATCGAGACCGCCTTGCTGATGTCGATCGTCGAGGGGTAAGACAGCCCGGCATCGATGAGGAAGCCGATGACGGAAGCGATCTCGTCATCTCGGCTCGGCGCCAGCTGGTCGTTCAGCTCGGAAATCTCGCGGGTCAAGGTCGAGAGTTGCGTGGTGGCCGGGAGGGTCTGGGTCATGGCGCTGGCCTCGGTTCAGGAATTTCTCGATTTCTGCTTTCGCGTCGTGGTGCCGCTGCTGGTGCGGCGTCATCGAGGGCCGGGAAGGTGGGCCGCGAGATGCGGCCTTCCCGCCGCTGTTGCGGATCCAGTTCCGCCAGGTCGCTTCCCAATCGAGCTTGGTGGCGTCCTTGCCGGACTTCGAGCACCAGAAATCCCGGAACTTCTCGGCTTCGAGCCGGACGAAGGCTTCGGAATGGCCTTGCTCCACCGCCCACCGCCCCCATGCCGCCGGCAAAGCCCAATCGGGCGAAAGCCTGCTCGCGCGTTTTGTTGCGGGGATGGTGGATGGGGTTTGGGGGATTATAGGGGGGGGTGTGGGGGGGGAAGAAAGGGGGACAGGGGAAGGAGGAAGGGTGTCACATGTGTCACGCGTGACAGGCTGTGACTCCGCATTACGTGCGCGATGACGACGCTGCCGTTCTGCATCCTTGGCCCGCTTGTCCGCACGCCTGTCATCGTTCGCAGCCATGTCGGCTTTCACGACAGCAGCGATCTGCTCAGCGGTGCAGCCAGCGGCGACCATGGCATCGAGGACGGCGGCTGATATGGTCATGCTCCGCAAGCCCCAGCGCATTCCGTGCCCATGAAATCAAACTCCTGTTCGGCGTCCTCAAGCTCAACAGCTCCTTCGACCGGAACCGGCGGGACGTATTGACCCTTCTCACTCTCAGCCCATTTCCTGACCTCATCTGCGCCGGCGGCGCCCATATGGCGGTGTGGTCGGTACATCGTTTTACCGACCTCTTGCTCTAGGTCTTTGATGGCCTTCCAGTCTCTGTCGGTGAACTGTCGCATGTCCTGGCGATTGCTGTTGATGCATCGACATTCCCTCGATCGTGTCGGTAGGACATCGAAGCCAGCGCGTTTGATAAGGGAGTTGCGATCCTCTGCGGACCAAGTGGCAAACGGCGCCAGCATGAAGCGGCCGCCATGATTTTCACTGTTGGCTAGGTATTCCGGAAAGCCTTTTCGTTCTTCGCTCTCATCCCGGCGGACACCCACCACGCATATTGCGCGAGCGTCTGGGTCATGCTGTTCAAGCCACTGCTTGCCGGGAAGGATCTTCAGGATGTAACTGCACCACTGAAACTGCTGGGTCGGGAAACCCGACTTGTCATGCGCCAGTCTGCGGAAGCCGATGCTTTTGGCGCGGTAAGGCGTAAACAGCAGAGACCGTACCCAATCCTCGCAGCGATCGACGCGCTCGGCCCAGCCGTCAGCCATCCATCCGGTGTCTGTAAATACGACAGCGACACCATGAAGATTGTTCTCATGCGCCCACTGTATGAGTGCAATGCTGTCATTCCCGTAGCTGGCAAAGATAACAAACCTGATCGGCGCATTCGTGCCCTGCTGTCGGAGGAGGTCGAGCTGCTGCATCACTGCACCTCCGCCAGACGGCGCCGATCGCGGGCCTTGTTCTTGCCCTTGAGCCGCTTGTTGTTGCGCAGGAATTCGCGGCGCATCTCGTCGCGGGAGAAGTGGCGCAGCTTCTTGTCAGCCTTGAACTGCTGGTCGCGCATGTCCTCGGTGAGGATGGTGACCACCTTGCCGTCGAGGATGACGTAGGCGAACCCCTCGAAGCGCACGGTGACGTTCTTGAAGCCGGCGGCACAGGCAGTGCGCACAGGCGGGCACAGGATCAGCTCGCGGACCGCAGCCAGGTGCACGCCTGCCATGATGCAGCAGTGAGATGCCCTATCCTCTTCCTTGGCCATGTCCATGCCGACGAGCCACGGCTCGACGTCGTGCCCGAGGACGCGCTCGACGTAGCGGATGACGGCGTGGTGAGAGACGTGCTTAGACATCGACGGGGATCCTCCCTGCCGGCGTGAGCATGGCCTTGAAGATGGCGATGTCGGTCTTTTTCTCGATCAGCGCGCGGAAGTGCGTGTGGATCCAGCCGCCCTGTATCTCGTGAAACTTGAGAGCGATTGGCTGATCTGCGAAGAGAGTCGACCAGCAGGCGACGATCTCGCGGATCGTCAGAACTTCGTTGAGCATAGGCACACGAACTGCCCCAGGCACGATGAGAGGCGTTCCGTTGAGGATCGCCCACTCCGGCCATTCGTCGTTGATGCAGACGACGCGCTGCCCGACGGTGAAAGTGCATTTCATGGCGCACCTCACTGTTCTGTCGGGCGCGGCCGCTGCTTCGGCACGCGCATCATGGTCATGATGTAGTCGACACCATCGATGTCGACGACGATAGCAACAGTGTTGGGGTCCAGAACCAAAAGCTCGTTTTCGAGCCTCAGATCGGACTGTGCGTGCAGCGCTTCGCAAACCTTCAGGGCGGGAGGAATGAGCTTATGCGTCATGCCGCCACCTCCCTGCCGATGAAGCGGGGCCCGCCAACATGCTGGGAGTGGAAGCGATACCAGCTCGCGTCTTCCTTGCCGGTCATTTTGGTGTCGGGGATCCACTTGAGCCGGCCAACGGCCACGATGTGGCTGCACTGGTCGATGAAGGGTGCCGACTGCTTGGTGTGAGCCCATGCTGCATCAAAAAGCAGCCAGGTCGGAGCCATCGCCTGAAAGCGCAAGATCATCGCGTGCAGGATGTCGCGGCGCCAAGGGACGTTGCTGATGATGGCGTCGAACGTGGCGTCCTCGTCGAAGGGATAGGTCAGCGCATCGAAGCCGCTGTCGATGTCGCCCTCGTAGACACAGGTGAGGCCTTGAGCCTGCAGCTGGCCGACGAGGTAACCCTCACCAGCGCAAGGCTCGGCAAAGGTCTTCACGCCGCGAAGATGCGGCATCAGCTTGTCGACGGCGCGAGGATCGATGGTCTGATAAGCGTCCCGGCCGATGCGCTCGAAGTTGGAGTATTTGCCCATCAGGCAGCCCTCCGCTCGCTCTTCACCTCGCGCGGCGCATAGGCCGTGCGGCAGTGATAGGCGCAGTAGACCTTGCCCTCGTGCGTGTTGTGACCGCAAAATAGCGTGTTTGCCTTTTCGCCCTCGACCGGCCAACGGCAATCGTTGTTGTCGAGGTCGAACAGCTTCATGAGCAGGGGACGAGGCTTGACGATGCTGTCGTCGACGAGCTGCACCGAAGGCAGGGCAGGCTTTGGCGCGGGAGGCACCAGCTTCATTTTCGGCTTACGCGGAGGCGCTGGTGGCCGCTGCAGATTTGCGCGGGGAGCCTTTACCAGCTTGCCGCCGGCAGCTTCCTGAACGGCCAGCCGATGGATCTTGCCCATGACGGCATTCCGGCTCCGGCGCATGCGTTTGCCGATCTCGCTTGCCGAATGCCCCTCTTTCCAGAGCCGCTGAAGCATCGAAATGTCGGTATCGGTCCAGGTCGCGTTCATGGTGCCCTCACAGTTTGATGGTGGGTGCTGCGACGCCTTCGAGGCTTTCCACCTCGACGATCAGCCCGGCCTTGGGGCCGAGGAGCTTCCAGCAGCAGGAAAAGGAGACTTGCGCGTCGTCGACGAAGGCGATCGTGTTGAGCGCGTCCTTGACGATCTTGGTGATGTTGTCGCTGTCAGGCTTCGTCGTCTTCCAGGCGCCGTCCAAGGCAGCGAGACGCGCCTTTGTGGTGGCTTTCGGCCAGAGATAAACGGCAACGATCGACAGCTTCAGAGGGCCAGTCAGCGGGCCGGGAAAGTCCGCCATCTGCTGGTGAGCTTCGGCGCGGATCATGCCCATGTAGTTGCGCTGCTTGGCCGGGGTGAACTTGGCAACGGTCTTGCCGCCGCCAGCTCGCGCCCATGGCACCACATCGCCGGGGATGATGAACTTGATCCGCGCCGTCATCGACGCCTACTCCTGGTCCGCTGGCGCTTCGATCATCCCGAGCGCATGAAGGTAGGTGTCGAGGATCAGATCTTCTTCCATGCGCTCCTGATCGTCCTTCTTCCGAAGAGCGATGACCTTCTTCAGGATGGCCGTATCGAAGCCCATGGACTTCGCTTCGCCGTAGACATCCTTGATGTCGTCGACGATCGTCTTCTTCTCCTCTTCGAGCCGTTCGATCCGCTCGACGAACGCGCGGAGTTGGTCCCGCGCCACACCATGGGCTGCATCAGTCATTTTCCATCGCTCCAGCGCTTCGAAGGGTTGAGAGTGACCGGGCGCACGAAGCGCGGTGCGCCGCGGACATGCTCGACCGCCTGCTGGCAATCGAGATCGGTTTGAGCCGGCACGACGCCGCAGACCTCGCAGACACGGCCGGCGTTCAGCACGGCATCGCAGTCGGGGCAGATGTTGAGGCGGCGAAGGGCGGACATCAGAAAATCTTCCTGTTGCGTTTGCGGCTGCCGACGAGGGCGCACAGTTCGAGGACGAGGAAGGTGACAATGATGGTGAAGGCCAGGAGGCCGGAGACGATCTCCATCTCAGCGCCCCCGACGAGTGCGGCGACCAAAGGTCAGCACGTAGAGCGCGCCGTCCTTCGTCTTGACCGAGGCCCAGTGGAAAAAGCTGGAAAGCATCAGCAGCTTGTCGGCGATGAAACCCCGCATCACTTCAGCTCCTTCAGCGCGTCGAGCTGTTGGCGCAGGAACTCCTGCTTTTCTTCGAGCTCGGCGATGTGGACGCCGCGGTGAAAGTCCTTCCACCAGCGTGTGCCGCTGCCCTGCATGATGGATTGCAGCAGTTCGAACCCGGCGTCGGAGCGGAGAAGGTTGACCAGAGCGTCGGCGCCCGGTTCGGTTCGGCCTTCGAGCCACAACTTGGCAGCACGCTCAGATATCGCGGCACGAGAGGCGAGATTGATCGCTGTCTTCGACGGCCAGAGACGGCGCGCCATGGCGCAAACGGCCTCCACAGGGGGAATCCGCTTACCGGACTTCGAGAATCCCGAGTCCGAGAAAAAGGAGGATTGTGCTGACATCAGGCCACCTCGACCGAAGCAGGTGCTTCAAAGAGGTCCGGCCGGATCTGCCACTTGGGCACTGCCCCGCCTGTTGCTTGGTGGATGCCAACAGCAATCTCTCCAGAGATCTTCTCTCTCTGGTTCAGAAGGAGCTTCGAAATGGTCTGCTGACGAACGCCGACGGCGTCCGCCAATTTTGCTTGACTGCCAGCGATATCGATCGCGGCACGGATCAGTGGGTTTTCGGGTGTGTCGCTCATAACACCCATAATGACACTATAGGGTGTAATTCGTCAACACCGTAAAGCGTGAAGCGGATTTACCCCAATAAGGGTAAGATGTACTTATGGAATTTGATATCGCAGCCATCATCAAGAGCCGCCGTGACGAGCTCGACCTGTCTCAAGATGCTCTCGCCGAGATGGTGGGGACGTCGCAGACGACCATTGAGAAGATAGAAAACCGGAAGACTCTGAACTCCAGGTTCCTCCCAAAGATATTCGGCGCCTTGGGGCTGCCGCTCGATATGCTGGTCTCTTCAGAGAAGCGTGTAGGAGTGGACTATGCTCTGGTTGATGGGAAGCAAAGACTGCTGGCCATCGAGGCAAAGTCAGTGCCTGGGGATCAGCTCGTTGGCGAAAAGGACTTGCCCATCTATTCGGCCGTTCGCGCGGGAAGCTTCACCGATTCCGTCCTTGTTTCTCCTGACGCAATCGACTACGTGCGGCGACCAGAGCCGCTGCAGCGAGCCAGAAACGGCTATGGTCTCTATGTCATGGGCGACTCTATGGAGCCGGCTTACAGGCAAGGAGATCTCGCCCTTATCCACCCCAATCTCCCTCCTAAAGCCGGGGATGAGGTGGTGGTTTGCTCAGTCGATGCGGACGGAGAGTTTTATGCTCTGATCAAGCAACTGGTTCGGGCGACCGCTGACAAATGGTATCTTCGTCAGTACAATCCCGGGCCTGGTGAGGAGCGAGAATTCACCCTCGACCGACGCGAATGGCCGGTGTGCCATCTGGTGGTCGGGAATTACCGGCGGCGTTAAGACATGAAGCGCGAGATCCTCGAATATCTTTGGTCGGGATTGGTGATCTACGCGCTCCTGTGCACTCTGATCGTAACTGCTGTTCTTGCTTATAAGGCGAAGCTCCAGCTGTCCCACCTCTATGAGACGCACCCTCTCTTTGCTCCCGCTAGACGCTCAAAGTGGGACTGGCCGGTCATTGTCGCCATACTCGCATTTTGGCTGGTGCCAATCGGCGCCGCTGCTGTCTATTACTGGCTTCGACACTGAATGGATTAAATACACCTTAGGGTGTTGACAACAATCCAAACCATATGGTGTAATCTCTCCATCAAAGGAGAGCGCCATGTCCCATATCGCATCCAAGAAACCCGAGCGTCACGCAGCAGTCCACGCACTGATGATGCGCGCTCAGGGCTACATCCTCATCGGTGCAATCGCCAGCCTGGGCATCTTTGGGTTCATCACTCTGAACCAGCTTCAGGCCGTTGAGCGTCAGCTCGAGCTTCAGGCGAGGGTCTGACCGATGGAGCACATCAGCACCAAGTTCCAGAACCTCGTCGATGATGTCCGCTCAGCCGAGCGCACCCTCGAAGCCGTCCGCCAGCTCAGCGCACAGGGCGGCAACTTCAGGATCCGCCTCGTCGTCGATCATCCCGATGAGGAACTGTGCGCCGCTGTCGAGGCACTGGCATCCCGCCGCATGCCCCGCACAAACATGATGCCGTCGCTGCTCAAAGCAGCCGAGGACGAGTGCGAGCGCGCCCAGTCAGCCATGCTCAATTCGGCGCTGTCGATCCGCATGCAGGGTGCTGCTGCGGCCGATCTGGCTGCGGAGTGATGGCGATGAAGCTCACTCAAGCAGTTCAGGAAATGCAGGAGCTTCGGCGGCAGCTGGATCAACACTTGTCGGACGCCAAGAAAGGCGAGGAAGAGTTTCGCCGCCAGATCCAAGAGCGGGCGAGTATTCTCGCAGCTTCTGAAAAGGGTCTCGATCTGGAGAAGATCGAGCTGGCGAAGAAGGTTGTCTACGTTCGCGGCGAATATGCCAAGGGCGGCCGTGACAGGGATAGCGTGATCTCCGACGCGATCAACCAGCTTGCAACCGGCGTCCCCACGCGGCAGACCTCCAGCGACCTCTGGCGGACCTATTTGGGGACAAAGAACTACGACGCATGGAGTGGGCAGCGCAGTGACCATGAGTATGGCTATGGCCCTCGTCACGGCAGCATCTGCTTCGCCGTCGGCGTCAACTCTGACATCCGCCAGTCGCGCGCGCCGTTTGATCTGACAGCCGAAGAAATCGAGGCTGCAATCTACTACCTCACCAACATCCAGCGTGTGCAGGAAGCCGAGCGGAAGGCCGCTCTGGAAGGAGCCGCGTGATGGTCAAGCTCATCAAGCCCGACACCATCAGCTTTCGTGCATCCGTCTCCGAGGACGATATCCGCCAGCGCATGGCGCGGGAAGTGCTCGAACAGATCGGCGGACTGGATGCCGATGGCAAGAAGCTCCCAGGCATCACAGTCAACGTCCGTCGCGGCGAAGGCCGGTCTGGTGGATACACCATCGACATCACCGGCCCGGCGCCAGCGCGCATCCTGCTCCCGAAAGGCGGTGACGCATGATCGTCAAGCAAACCGTCGACTACGTCGGCCTGACCTACCAAGGCAACAAGCTCGCGAATGCTGGAAACGCTGCCTACTGGCTGCGCAGCCAGGAAGATGAGGGCGCCATCGGCGTAGGCACCCAAGACACTCACATCATCGAAGCATTCAACGAAATCGCGGCTCTGCTCGGCTATCGCGTCGAGAAGGTCAGACAGCCTGCAGCAGTACCGGAGGCAGCGGAATGAAAGCGAAAACGATCAAGAAGGTAATCAAGACCAAGGTCGACGACTGGCTAGCCTCGATCGAAGACGAGCGCGTCCGTGAGATGGCCTCGAAGAACACGGTGGTGACCGGGGGCTGTATCGCCTCGATGCTCCTCAAGGAGCCGGTCAACGACTTCGACATCTACTTCACGAACAAAGAGACGGCCGTTGCCGTGGCGAAGTACTACGTCAGCCGCTTCTCGTCGAAGAACAAATCAGGGATTGAAGTCCCAATTTCTGTAGACGACGAAGGCGAGCGCGTCAGGATCGTCGTCAAATCTGCCGGCGTTGCGAGCGAAGAGGGGGCGGAAGCTCCATACCAGTATTTCGAGGGCCGCCCAGACGACGAGGCGGGCCGGTACGTTGGCGAGGTTCTTGGCGACGCCGGCGACATTGAAGAAGCGCTGGAAGAGACCACCGAGGCAGCGCTCGCTGTCGATGATGGCAAGCCGAGGTATCGGCCTGTCTTCCTCTCCACCAATGCCATCACACTGAGCCACAAGGTGCAGATTGTCCTGCGGTTCTACGGCAGCGCCGACACGATCCACGAGAACTATGACTACGTGCATTGCACCAACTATTGGACCAGCAAGGATGACGAACTGGTGCTGCGGCAGCCGGCGCTGGAGAGCCTGCTGGCAAAGGAGTTGCGGTACGTCGGTAGCAAGTACCCGATCTGCTCAGTGATCCGCCTGCGGAAGTTCATCAAGCGTGGCTGGACGGTCAATGCCGGCCAGATCCTCAAGATGATGCTGCAGATCAGCGAACTTGACCTCAAGGACCATGCCGTCCTGCAGGATCAGTTGACCGGCGTCGATGCCGCATACTTCGTGCAACTCGTCTCGAAGGTGAAGGAGAAGGACCCCGACAAGGTCAACTCCGCATACCTCGTCGAGATCATCGATCGGATGTTTTGACATGATCGACCTCATCAAAGCCGAGATCGCTGACCGCCCGGGCTTCTACACCATGTCGGAAGCAGCCTATCACGCAGATCCAGCAGTGGAGCCCAGCCTCAGCCGCTCGATCGCCGAGAAGCTGATCCTTGAATCGCCGCGACATGCCCACGCTGCCCATCCCCGCCTCACGAAGCAGGACGAGGAAGAGGAGAAGAACAGCCGCGCCCGTGATATCGGATCGGCAGCGCATGCCCTGCTGCTGGGCCAGCCAACCGAGATTGCCGTGCTCGACTTCGACGACTTCAAGAAGAAGGCGGCACAGGAGGAGCGCTCAGAGGCTCAGTCACGTGGTGCGATCCCGCTGCTGAAGAAGGACCGCGAGACCGTGCAGGAGATGGTCGAGAAGGCGAGGGCAAAGCTTGCCACCAGCGAGCATGCTGCCATCCGCTCGATCGTCGAGCTGGGTGACGCTTTTGCCTACAATGAGGTCACCGCCGTCTGGAAAGACCGTTGCGGCGACCGCTGGGCCCGCCAGCGCATGGACCGGCTGAACATTGCCGGCCGGCAGATCACCATCCTCGACTACAAGACCACCGAGCTCAGCGTCGAGCCGCAGTCGGTGGCCCGGGCCATCTATAACAACAACTACCATTTCCAGGATGCGTTCTATCGACGCGGTGTCCGGCACCTGCTGCCAGGCATCGACCAGCACGAGCTGCGCCTCGACTTCCTCTTCATCCTGCAGGAGCAGCAGCCGCCTTTCGAGATCACGGTGGCCCGCGTCGACAATGCCGGCCGCGTCATCGCCGAGAAGATGGTGAGCGCCGCCTTCCTGCTGTGGCGGAAGTGCATGGCCGAGAACGACTGGCCCGGCTACCCCGGCGACATCGTCGAGGCGGAGATGCCGCCGTACATCGACACGCGCTGGACGTCCCGCGAGATCGAGGATCCGCGCCTGCAAGGCCTCGGACACGATCCGATGCCTCTCTACGAAACCCGACCCTACAAGCCAATCCAGATCGCGGGGCCATGCTGATGAATGCGATTGAGAGTGCATCAAATAAGCGTCCGATATCGGCTCTCGTGCTGCCGGATGTAAAGCCAGCCGACATCAAGACGGCACCGCCGGAGCTGCGACTGGTTTCCCCGGCAATGCTCTATGTCGATGAGAGATATCAGCGCGGCCTCTCGGAAAGGTCGGTCCGTCTCATTCGCAAGATCGTCGGCGAGTGGTCATGGACAGCATTCAAACCGCCCGTCGTCGTTGAAGTTGAAGACCGTCTTGAAGTCATCGACGGCCAGCACACCGCGATTGGTGCGGCCACCCACGGCGGGATAGATCTGCTGCCGGTGCTCGTCGTTCAGGCCGCTAGCCACGAGACGAGAGCAAGCGCGTTCGTCCGCCACAACCGCGACCGCATCCAGGTGACGGCAACCCAGCTCCACAACGCAATGGTGGCGGCCGGGGACGAAGACGCGATGACGATTGCTCAAGTCTGCGATCGCGCCGGCATCATCATTCTGCGCAACCCGCCGCAGATGGCGAAGTTCAAGCCCGGCGAGACGCTGGCGGTCAGCACTATCAAGGCGCTTGTGAACCGACGGCACGCCGCTGGTGCTCGTAAGGTTCTTGATGTGTGCCGCGCCACCAACGCGGCCCCCGTTCCTGCCCACATGATCAAGGCCGTGGAGCGGTTGCTGTTCGAGAAGGAGTATCAGGGCGAAATCGATGGCGAGCGAATTGCGCTCGTAATCAGCGCCAAAGGCGAGTCGCTTGAGGCTGAGGCAGAGCGATTCTCGGTCGAACGGAAGGTCGCGTACTGGAGGGCCTACGCTTCGGTGATCTTCATGAACCGAAGGAAGCCGCGCAATGGATGAGATGGTTGAAATGCTTCGTGATCGCGTGGCTCTGCTGGAAGAGCGCGTGAGACAACTGGAAAACGCGCTGGCACCCGTATGGAATGCGCCCGTGGAGTGGCGCCTAACAGCCTCCGAGTCGAGGGTCTTTTCCCACCTCATGACGCGAGATGTAGCGACCAAAGAGTCCATCATGGCTGCGCTCTACAGCGATCAGCTGAAGGACGAAGTCGAGCCAAAAATCGTCGACGTGTTCGTCTGCAAGCTCCGGAAGAAGCTGCGTCCCTTCGGCATCCAGATCAACACAGTCTGGGGGCAGGGCTACGGCTTGGCGGATCGATCACACTTCTCGAGGAAAGCAGCATGACCGAATTCACCGACGCCACTCGCGACGACACCAGCCTGCTTATCGCCATCGCCGGCGCTTCCGGATCGGGCAAGACGTTTTCCGCCCTCACGATGGCCACCGGCCTTGCCCAGGGCGAGCCGATCTATGCCATCGACACCGAGGCGAAGCGCATGCTGCACTATGCCGACCAGTTCAAGTTCAAGCACATGGACATGCGCCCGCCCTTCACACCGGAGGCCTACATCGAGGCAATCCAGAAGGCGGAGCGGGCAGGGGCGAAGGTCATCATCATCGACAGCACCTCGGACGAGTATGAGGGCGTCGGTGGGCTACAGGAGATGCACGACGAGGAAGTGTCGCGCCTCGCCCGCAAGCCTTACGACAAGCTCGAAGGCTGGGAGATCGACAAGTTCAATGCTCCAGCTTGGAAAGTGCCGAAGACCCGCCACAAGACGCGGCTGATGTCTCCGCTGCGCCAGGTGCGCGCCTACATCATCTTCTGCCTACGAGCCGAGGAGAAGATCAAGTTCGTGAAGGTCTTCGACGAGCGCTCGAACCGCGAGAAAACGGCGATCGAGTCCGCCGGCTGGGTGCCGATCTGCGAGAAGCGCTTTATGTTCGAGATGACTATGAGCTTCACGGTGACGCCGGACAATCCGGGCGTTCCGATGATCGAGAACGGCCAGGCGGTCTACGGCAAGATCCAGAGCCAGCATCTACCGTTCTTCCCGCCGGGCCAGCGCGTCTCAGCCGAATGCGGCCGCAAGCTGCGCGCATGGGCCCGGGGCGAATCCACCACCACCCAATCTCGTCCTGCCACTCCTCCTCCCAGGCACGACGAGCAGGGGGCCGACTCGCTCTCCTCCTCCCAAGAGTCGGCCCCCGCCCATGATCGCGAGATGTTGCGCGAGTATCACAAGACGTTGGCTTCCGAGATCGATGCTGACGGGCTGAAGGACGCGCACAACGGCTTCAAGGCGCGGATCGGCGCGGACAGTATCGAGACTGCGAAAAAGATCCTCGGCGTCCACAATGCCCGCCTCCGTGGCGAGCTGGATGCCGACGGCGCTGCTGAGTACGCGGAGGGCTTCATCAATGAGTGAGTTCGCGCTGGGCGCCTACGTCTGCAAACACACTGGCGCTTTCTGGGAAGGTGTCGTCGTTGGCCACTACGGCACGCAACAAACCGAAGACGGCGTTGCTGTTCAGCTTTTCGGCTGGGAGGATGGTCCTGTTCAGATTTATCCGGCTGCCGCGCTGCAGCTTTGCGACCGCAGCGCCGGACGCTGCCCCCCACCACCCTCATCACATGTGGTGCCGCAGTTCCTTTCAACGGAGGACGGCGAGTTCAACGGCAATGAGCAGCCCGAAGCGGATTTGTCGGCTCTGGAAGAGATCAAGTATCTCGCCTGCACTGCTGGCGCTCCCGGCCACATGCCCGTTCCCAAAGCGCTGGCCCGCATCCTTTCGCTCTGCAATCGAGCGGGCGTCACCAAGAAGCTGGACGAATTGCGCCCGCTCTTCGACACCACGGAGGGCTCGACCGAATGACGGAACCCCGCATCGTCTGCCGGTTCTCCTGCGGCGCGGCCTCGGCTGTCGCCACCAAACTGATCTTGGCACAGTTCGACCGCGACAGGATCGCCATCACCTACAGCGACCCAGGCAGCGAACACCCGGACAACAAGCGCTTTCTCGCTGATTGCCAGCGATGGTTCAATCATCCGATCGAGACACTGCGATCCACTGAGTACCTCGACACATGGGACGTCTTCGAGAAGGAGCGGTTCCTCGTCGGCCAAAACGGTGCGAAGTGCACGGGCGTCTTGAAGCGCGCCCCTACTTACGAATTCCAGCAGCCGGGAGACATTCTCGTCTTTGGCTACACCGCCGAAGAAACCGACCGTGCCAAGTGGTTCCGCGAGCAAAACTTTGAGCAGACACTCCTGACCCCATTGATCGATGCCGGCCTGACCAAGGCGGATTGCCTCGCTATGGTCGAACGTGCCGGGATTGATCTGCCAATCATGTATCGCCTTGGCTACCACAACAATAACTGCATCGGCTGCGTCAAAGGCGGCATGGGCTACTGGAATAAGATCAGGCGCGACTTCCCTGAAGTTTTCGAGAGGATGGCCGCGCTGCAACGTGAGCTTGGCCCAGGCTCCTACTTCTGGCGCGAGAGGAAGACGAAAGAGCGCATCAGCTTGGATGCTCTGGACCCCAATCGCGGCAACCACGACGAAGAACCAAATATTGAATGCTCGCTCCTGTGCCACGCGGCCGAGGCGACCATTGCTGATGATTGCGAGGCAGCATGACCACGATAGCCCCATGCCCTTTCTGCGGATGCGAACTGGAGAAGAGCGAAACATTCTCTAATCGCTCGACCGCCTACTTTGTCCATCCACACGCTGATGAGGATGAAGAGTGCATTGCCAGCTCCATCCGCGTCCCCGTCTCCGACCGCGAGGACGACAAACGCCGCCTCGCTTCGTGGAACCGCCGCACCCCATCGCCCCAACCGAGGGAGGTGGGGGGATGAAGGACACGCTGTTCCTCACAGACGGCGAAATCGCAAAGCGGCTTGGCCTCGATACGGAGCAGTTCAAGACCGCGCTTCCGGCCCTTCTGAAGGAAGGGTTTCCCCGCCCCGATGCGCTGTTCGCCGAGCGCCGATACTGGCCCGCATGTCAGGCTTTCCTTGATCGCCGGTACGGACTCGCATCATCATCGCCGCAGGCCAATCCCGGCCTTGATGAGGAAGAACCATGGAGACGGAAAAAATCGGCCTGAAAAAGCGGCCAAGGCAGGACGGCAGCACCGCCTATTACTGGGTGGCATCCGCAGTGTCCCGCCACGCCAAGGACTACCCGCAGAAGACTGTGCGAGTTCACGGCGACATCGAGGAGGTGACCCAGCGTTGCCAAGTCCTCACATCCGAACTGAAGCAGTGGCTCGCCCAGAAGGGCATCGGCGCCCCGGCTCAGTATGACGGCACCCTGAAGAGTCTAATCCGGATGTACCAGCACACCAAAGGCTCCGGCTATTTCGAGGTGAAGAGCAACACTCGGGCGATGTATAACTTTAGCCTGTCGCTGCTGGAGAAGGATTGCGGGATGCGCCGGCTCTCCCGTGTCACCGGCCTCGACATCCGCGCCTGGTACGATCACTTCAAGGAACCGGCAGCCGAAGACGGCGAAGAACGCACCCGACGAGCCTACCAGTGCATGCAGCTCCTGCGCATCGTCGTCGGGTTCGGCGTCGTAGCCAACATCACTGACTGCTTCAGGCTCAAGACCGTGCTGGAAGAAATGCGTTTCCACGTTCCCCGCGGGCGCACGGAACAGATCACCTTCGAGCAAGCACAGGCCGTCTGTGAAGTTGCGCTATCGAAAGGCCTCACCTCGATCGCGCTCGCCCAGGCGCTGCAGTTCGAGCTCACGCTCAGACAGATCGACGTGATCGGGCGGTGGGAGAAGATGGACGATGCAAGAGACGGTGGCATCACCGATCGCGGCCAGCGGTGGCGGGATGGCCTGCTGTGGGCTCACCTCAACGCCGACGGCATACTGACCAAGCCCACGAGCAAGGTCGAGGGGATCACGGCCGAGCACGACACCATGCAATATCCGTTCCTGCGCGAGATCATCGACCTGGTGCCGCCGGAGAAGCGGATCGGCCCGATGATCAAGTCAGAGGCGACGGGGCTGCCATACCGGCAGCGATACTTCTCTGATCAGTGGCGGATGTGTGCTGATGAAGCAGGCGTTCCGAAGTCGGTATGGAACCGCGACAGCCGCGCCGGTGGCATCACCGAAGGCTCGGATGCAGGTGCAGATCTTGAGCATCTGAGGCATCACGCGAACCATCAGAACTCGGCAACGACACAGCGCTACAACAGAAAAACCCTCGAAAAAACGCGGACCGTCGCGCAGTTCCGAGTCGCTCACCGCACCGCGAAGAACACTCCGGAAACATGATCCGGGAACGCGTGTAGGAACGCGTAGGAACGTTGGCATACAGCATGACAGGTTATCAGATTGAATTTGATGGTGATCCCGGCGCGATTCGAACGCGCGACCCTCAGATTAGGAATCTGATGCTCTATCCTGCTGAGCTACGGGACCACTTCCTCCTCCATACAAAAGCGTTGCCTCCAAGCCAAGCGGTTTTGCGCAGCTGGTGACC